AGTTATATCATCAGCTTCAGGAATCTCGTCATCAAGCTCCTGCGACTCATTTTCTGGCAAGCAGGTAAATAAAGCATAACGTAACAGTTTGGTCAAATTAACCTCAGCTGCTGAGGTTAATTTTTCTGTCTCAGGCTCAGCTTCCACTGGCTCCTCAGTCGGCATTGCAGCTCCAAGATCTTGCGGAAGAGCGGCAGCAGGATCCATAGCGTTAGGGTCCATATCCTGCTCAGCAATCAACCTATATGCCTCTCGTAAAACACTATCGAATTTTTTCATATTTAATATATTTAAGAAATTAAAAGCAGTTTTGACTTAAAGTCGTTGAAATAATTCTCAGTTAGCCAAGTTAAATCGTATTTTTTTGTAAAATTAATAATTTTACTGTATGTAAACTTAGTAAAGTCATATTTTTCCAATTTTAACCTGAGATAATTTACCTTTCCACTGTTTTTTTGTAAAAAATCAATATAATTTTTAAAAGTTTTGGATGAAATTACAAATTTTAACGGAAAATTACGCTCCAACTTGGAAATAAGACCGCGAATCATATTATAAAAATCGATATCACTGTATTCCGCTTGTTTAATCCGATTTTTTAGTGTAATATTTGTGTTTTTCTCGTTTAAGAGCGTAATAAATAGTATTTTTTTAGTGCTATTGGAAGAATTAATAAGTAAATCGCATACTTTTTTAATAAAAAAGTGATAAAACAGGTTTGTTTTAATTTTCTTGCTACTTGATATTAGAGAGAACTCATAAAGATAATCAATCCACTCTCTAACAATATTATAGGTAAGTTCCTCTGTTATATCTATTAGCTCAATATTATATAATTTAAGATCAATTCCCATAATATAGCATATTATAAGATATAATAGTTAATTCAACCCATTTTTTTTGCTATTTTGCCAATGCGAACGTTAATAATGCCGTTATAATAGTCCTCTCGAAGCAAAACATCACTATCGAACTGTAGCTTCGCTTCTTCATACGCAAGTTCAGATTTGCTATAGCAGAATTTAACGATTTTAAAGGTAAAGTGTTCTTTTCCGATGAGTTCTATATCCTTTAAGAGCAGATCACTTGATCCGCAGTAGGATCTCCAATCAGTCTCTTTAATTACGTGACGTTTATTACGCTTTCCCTTGAGAGGCTTAAGCTTAACTACAGTTTGACACTGCTTTTTACCAATATACTTGCGCTTATTCGTAATATTTTCAATAATATACACAAACCCATAAAATTCATCAGGCACAATTCCGTCAAATCTCCAATGTCCGAGATCCATTTAATAAATTACTAAGACAAAATTGGTTCCCTTCTTTCTCATCAGACAATTTTATTTATTGTTTTATGCAAAATTAATCAACTGCGTTTCCTGGACTTTTTTCGCTTTTTTTTGCCTTTAAGAATAATATTGGGTGTTTTTCCGCGCCTTTGGATTTTAAATTTACTATTTCCGAATATATTTCTTGCATCCCCTCTTGCGTATGTATCGCTGGAGGTTATATTCCTTGAGGGATTGTATATTGGCTCTATTGAGGTACCGAATGCTCCGCCATCCCCGGCTGTAATATCTTCCATGAGAATATTTTTAAATATAGTGCTATATAGACTGGACTTCACTGTATTTATATTTATATTATAGCAGTGAATCTTTTAGAGAAATATATAGAAGAATTAAAGCAAGAGCTCGTCATTGACGAGATGAATGTCTCTAATGTTCAAAGACGTTTACCTGCTCGTCGACACTTCTGGGCCGCGAGGTTAATTCAGCATAAGCGGGATATCTTTAAGGTTAAGAAGGAGAAAGATGAGCTTGAGCAAAAGATTGCAAAAGAATTAAGAGAAAGAGCAGTAACTAAATTGAGTATACCTGAATCTCTTAATATTGCGAAAAAGAGTGATCAAATAAAACAAATAAGTGAAAAGTTATTTGAATTAGAGTTAATTGTAGAGCTTTTAGAGAAAGCTGAAAAGAACCTATCCTCTATGGTATGGGATATAAAAAATATCGTTGCATTGATGCAAATGGAAACCCTTTAATGAGAGTATCTATTGATTATAATAAGAAAAATTCAATCTGCATATTAAATTGCGAAGATATATCTATCTTAAATGCAATTAGAGAAAAATTTAGTGTCCCTAATAGATTTGCCGCTTTTCAATCGAGATTTGCGCCGAGAAAGCTTTATTCAATTACCCCTGCTGGTAAATTTGAGCCTGGTCTTATTAACGATGTTGTAGAGTGCATTAAGGAATATAGTGATCTTATAAAAATAACCTTTACTGATGAAATGATCGATTATTTGAATTCAAATTTTGATCGTAAACTCAGTGTATTAGAGAATAATCTTAAGCTTCACTATTATCAGGAAGAAATATTAAAAAAAGCTTTAACCGGTGGTAGAGGCATATGTGTTTTGGGTACTGGAGGAGGCAAAACTTTAACTATAGCGACTTTAATCTATAATATTTTTAAATATTATAAAGAAAATAAAAATTTTAAATGTCTATTATTAGTTCCAGATAGGGGATTAGTGCAGCAAACATATTCAGATTTTATTGAATATAAGGTTCCTTTTACTTTTTGTCGATGGACCGCAGAATATAAACTAGATCAAACGGTTAATGTAGTTATAGCGAGTAATCAGATAATTCAAAGCCAGTTTGAAGATCAAGAGTGGGCGAAATATGTAGATATTTTAGTGATTGATGAGTGTCATCGAATAAAAGGTCAAAATAAAATAGGTAAGCTGATTAAAAAGATATATACTACTCATAAATTTGGATTTACTGGAACTCTTCCTGACGAAAAAATGGATGAGTGGTCTATAAAGGGCAAAATAGGGCCAGTATATTACGAAAAGCGAGGAAATGAACTTCGAGACGAAGGGTTCTTAACAAATGCAGAGGTAAAAATTATAAAAGTTGAGTATAATAGTAAACCTAGAACGTCTTTTACCGATGAAGAGTTTACAACTACAGCGAGGTATAAGGCGGAGCTTGACTTTTTATATGAAAGTTCTTTTAGAAATAATATTATTAAAAAAATTTGCCATAATTTTAATAACAATATACTAATATTGGTGAATCATATTCGACATGGCGAAATTTTACTCGAAGCTCTTTCGGCTATAACGGATCGAGAGGTATTTTTTGTCCAAGGATCAGTCGAGGTGGATGATCGTGAAAAAATAAAACAACAAATGGAGGAAAAGAGTAATGTTATTTGTGTTGCTATGTCATCTATTTTCTCTACAGGGATTAATATAAAAAATATACATATGATTGTTTTTGCTAGCGGAGGCAAAGCATTCATTAGACTCGTTCAATCTATTGGTCGTGGATTGCGCAAACATCATACTAAGGAGAAGCTATTAATTTTAGATATAGCGGATATGCTCAAATATGGCGAAGATCATCATAAAAAGAGGGTTGAAATTTATAGAAAAGAAAATATACCTTTTTCTATTACTCAAATAAACGAGTCGAAAAAATAAAAACAAAATATATATTTTACTATGAGCAAAACTGATAAGCTAAATTATTATGTAGATCCGAAAGATTTCAAAGAAGCTATAAAAAGCTTCTATGAAACGGATAAATTTGAAAATTATCTCGGAGAGTGCATTAATAAAATTGCTGCTGGGCTAAGTTATAATTCTAAATTTAGAGATTATACATACAGAGATGATATGGTTGGAGACGCGATCATTAAAATGTATGCAGCTTTAAAAAATAAAAATTTTGACGTTAACTCAGAGTACAATCCGTTTTCCTACTTTACAACAATTGCATTTAGAGCGTTTATTAATAGAATAAAAAAAGAGAAGCGATTACATAAGGCGGAATCCGAGTATAAAGAGCGAGAATATGAACGATACATGATTGAGGAATCCGATGGTTTTGTTTATACTGGCCCTACTGGAGATGGGGATGATAGCTATTATGATGAAAGTGCTCTATGATTAAATCAGCAAATTGCGCTATCTTTAGCGATATACATATAGGGATTCATCGAGACAGTGATACGTGGCATAGGATTTCTTTAAATTGGGCAAAATGGTTTAAGACTCAGGTAGATAGTAGAGGTATTAAGGATGTAATTTTTTGTGGCGATTTTTTCCATTATAGAGATTCTATCGCTACTAATACGTTATCTCACGCTGCGAATATTCTCGATATCTTAAAAGACTATAATATTGTCTTTATTCCTGGCAATCATGATTGCTACTACAAGGATACTTCAGATATA